CTATTAGGCTTTAAAATGTCCACTTTTTTAGTAAAAAAAATGGACAAATTAATTATCTTAACTCTTGTAAGTCAAATGTTCTAACACCATCAACTGTGATACGACCATAGAAACGGTTATTAACCATCTTTTTAGCGTATCTTGTCATTATACCTTTAATTGGTGTAAAGTTGAATGGGTTATACATTGTTGGAGTTAATTGTAGAGGCACATAAGGTGCATAGATATAACCTGTGTCAAGTAAAGATGTTCCTTTGTGTCCCATCAAAATTGTGTTTGCAGGGAAGTAAGGATCACGATATACTTGGTAACGACCAGCTAATGTACCAACTCTTTCAATACCCATGTTGTATTGGTCTTGCTCTGGTGAAGCATTTGATACGTGGAAGTATTCCAAATCATCAAAAACCGCACTTACTTCAGAAGAAACAACAATCCAGTTTGCACCACCTCTCAAAGTTGATTTGTGAATTTGTGCAGATACTTGATTGATTGTTGTAATCAATGTTTGATTCCAATCTTTTTGAGTATAAGGAATTGCAGCAGAACCTAATCTCTTCCAACCATTATAATCCCAACGTAAATTCCAAGCAGCACCTTTTCTAAGGTCACGAAGAATTTCTCTATCAATCTCGGCTGCAATTTGCTCTGATAATAAAGCAGTTAATTCTGCTTCAGCATCAATATTGTGGAATGCAGCAACGTCTTGTGCCATTTCTGGAGACCATTGTGCTCTTAACTTTCTTTCAGTCACAGAAACTGTAACAGATTGTAAGTCAAAAGAAACCTCACCAATTTTATCTTCAAATTCTAAACTTTTGTAAATTCTATATGTTGCTGTAAAGTCAGTAGCCGCAGTTCCTGCTATTGTTGTTGTCAAACCAGAATAACCATCTAATGAATTTGAACCAACTGTTGCTGGCACTTGTAAGTCAACTTCAAGATAAATAACACCATCTGGTGTAGATAAATCATTGAATGATCCACCACCTACTTTATCATTAGGGAATGCTAATGTTCTATCTGAACCATATTGAACAATACCTTTTGCATATTTTTGAGTAACAACTCTAAATAACAATGGATTACCAATACCAGCAGCTGTAACACCTGAGAATGCACCTCCTGCTGATGTGCTTGCATTAACTTGTAAGCTAGCTAAGAAACTTTCATTATCCACAGGATGACCATCAGGACCAATAAGTTTTCCTTCGCCAGTACTTGAGAAACCTGACATACCCAATAAAACTTTGCGGTATGTTCCAGCTGGGTATCCAGATACTACTAAATCTCCACTTGACCAAACTACAGTACTTACGCTAGCTGTGATTGCAGAATATTGACCTTTTGAATAATCATAAAGACCTTCTGGATTCAAACCAGGCTCATTACCTTCATAAAATCTATCATATAGATTTTTTGCACCTGCTCCACCATAACCTGTTGTTGGCGTTTGACCATTTTCTACATTTGGTGAACCATAAGGCGCATAATGTGCACCGCTATTTAACTCTTGAATTTGAGGTACAAAGAAGAATAATTTACCAATTGGTAAATTCATTGCTTGTACAGATACAATATCATTTGCCAATAATTTAGAGAATACTCTCCTTACAATTGGGAAAACAACTGTTTCAAATGCACCAGTATCAGATGTACTAGCTGCCTCATTTATAAGATGTGATGCTTGGTTTTCGTATAACTGTGCAACGTTCTCTTTTAGGTGGCCTTTAAGACCTTCAAGGAATCCTAATTTATTCCATTTGTTAATTGTATCTTCTTTGATAACTTTTAGGTGTTTCAACCCAATATTACCAACAAGACCAGAATCTAATAATGCTCCCATTTTTTATTAATTTTTTATATTTTTATTTATTAACCTAATTTTGAAATTAAATCTTTCATCCTCAAAAATTGTGGATTTTCATAAGTTTTAGATTCAATTAGATTAGCTGATGAACCTGTTGATGCAACATTTGTTATTTTTCTATTAACAGATTCATTAATTGTTGGTTCTATACCTTTAGATAGTTCCTCTTTGATTGTAGCATATAAATGTTTTGATTCCTGCAAAGATTGAACATTGTCAAAACGTCTTAAGATATTTATCTTTTCTTTTTTAGTTGTTGAATGTTCTGTGAATAATCTAGTTGCATAAGCCAAATTTGCATTAAATACCGCTACCTCATTTAGTTTTTCTCTAAAAACATTAAGTGATTTTTTATATTCATTATTTTTTTTCTTGTAATGAAACCACTTGATTTTTCAAACCTTCTAAATTTAAATTTCTATTTGGTGTTATACCTTTTCTAAGGCCTCTACCTGTTTTACTACCCATTCCATAAGTCCTCGATGCTTCTTTGGTTTCTTTCCTTTTACCAGTGACCTTTTTCATTTTGCCATCAATATTTTCAGCATTTGTATCATACTGGAATTTTGGCTTTCCTGCCCCAACTCTTTTGGGACCTTCTTTCTTTTTTTCGTCAAAACCTTTTGTCGGCATCTTATACTTAAATTTAGGACCTTTTTTTGCTTCACCCAAATAGTTATAATTTTCTCCTAATGTGTCATCTGAATTTGTTAAACAACCCATTTCTTTTAAATACTCAAAAACTTCATCAATTGTAGCATTTGGATTTTCATCTAAATACTCAGATGTGCTAAAGTTAGAACAATCAAATTCACTATCCTCCATTTGCTCATCCATTTCAATTTCATACATAACTTCTTCTTCATTTTCAAAAAGTTTATTTATTGTGTCTTGCGTATCATCTTCTTCTAACTCATAATCACCATCCATTTCCATTTCATCTTCAAAACCCATTTCCATTTCATCTTCATCTTCAAAATCCATTTCCATTTCATCTTCATCTTCAAAATCTATTTCCATTTCATCTTCATCTTCAAAATCCATTTCCAT